AGGCCCTTGGCGGTGGCAGCCAACGCAATCGGCAGCCGCTCGCCCAACTGCCCACGCAGCTCCTCCATCGAGACGGTGCCCTTGGATGCCACCTGCTGCAGCGCCAACAGGCTGCCGCTGATCTCGTAGTTCGACAGGCCCAGCGCCTGGCCAGACTTGGCCACCGCCGCAAATAGATCCTTTTGCTGCTTCAGGGGCACACCGGCCGCCGTTGCCGCTGCGGTGAAGCTGCCGAAGTTGTTGGCTAGATCCTTGAACGACAGGCCCAACGTGTCGGCAGTCTCGCGGGCAAACCCGAGCGCACCGGCTGCACCCTGCGGGCCGAGAGTGTTGCTGAGCTTGCGGCTGATCGTCTCCAGCTCCACAGCCTTATCGACCGAACCCTTCAGGAACCCGGCAACCGCCGCGCCAGCCCCCAGGGCTCCGAGGCCCGCGAAGACACCGCTCAGCCCTTTGGCGGCGTTGGCGGTCTGGCTCAGCGCCTTGTCCACCTCTCGTTGTGCAGCAGCCAGCTCGCGCTGTGCCTGCTTGAACTCGCGCGAACCGATCGCCGTTTTCTCCAGCGTCTGATTCAGCTCTGACAGGCGACCACGTAGCCCGTTGATCGTCTGCTCGTTGCCGCTGAAACCCTGCTTGAACTCCTGCCCCGCCTGCTTGCCCGCCTGCCCGATCTGCCGCGAGGCATCAAGCACGCCCTTCACATCGGCGCTGACCTTAACGACCCATTCATTCCCTGCCATCTCAGCTCCCTGGTGTCACGACGTACTGGGTGGGGTTGGTCCAGCTGATGGCGTACTGATCCAGCACCCCGAGCCCCTGCCCCGGCGCATCACCACCGATCGGCACCGCACGGCAGCCGGGCAGGAGGCTGATGATCCGCTGGGTCAGCGCCTGCAGGGCCGTCAGATCAACCGCAGACGATGGAACCACCACACCAGCAACCACGGCAGCCGAGGCGATGGTGCTTGCAGCCAGGGCATAGCTGAGGGTGAATGGTGAGGCCGTGGTGGCAGCGGTGACCGTGAAGGTGCCATTCAGAGCGGCGAAGGGGGCAGGGAGATCGCTCACCGCTACCTGCTTGCCCACGCCGAAGCCATGCGCCGCCGCGAAGGTGAGCGTGGCCGTGCCTGATGCAAGGGCGGCATTGGTGATCGCCTGCGGGGCCACCTGCAGGGCAGACCACTCGCTCACGTAAAGCCGGAACTGGGGGTTAAGCCCCGTCTCCCCGGTGAGCATCGCCTCGGGGCTGTAGTCGGGGTTGTTGAGGATCACCACCTCCAGGCCAGCCACGGCCACCCCCTCGGGTAGCTGCTCATTGCGGCGCACCACGGCGATGGCAGGGACAGGGCTCTGGCCGCGAGGTGTGTACGTGCCTAAGGCTGCGCTGACCACTGCATCGCCCGCCAGTAGGTCGTACAGCTCCTGTGCAGTGGTGGGCAGGCTCATGCCTCAGCTTTCCCGGCGGTTGGGGCGATCTGGGAACCGGGTGGCGCTGCCCTTTCCAAACGGCTTACAAATGAAGTAGAATGCCAAAGCCACCACCGCACGACCGACCACATGGACCTCACGACAAAATTTGACCAACGGTTGCAGCACGTTCCCGAACCCTGGCGCGGCGCCCTAGTGGACGTAATTGACACAGCTGAGGCGATCTGCCTTGGCCTGCAGCAGCCGTCTTTTGGGGTTAGCAATCCCGCCACCGAATGCCCTGAGTTAGTTGCCGCCTTGACACGCTTGGCTTGCGAGCGAAGCAATGCTGCTGCTTCCATCCCCACTACCACCACCCCCAATGTCTCTCTCGATTGACTCCCGCTACATCACCGGCATTTACGCTTTAGGCCAATGGTTTGAAGTGGAGATGGATAGCGTTGATGTTGACGCTTTTGAATTTACCAACTGGGAAGAAAGATCCCCGCACGACGGCGATACAAGTGTGGTCAGGCACACTGACTACATCATGGGTACTCTTTATCCAAAAGATGAAGGCTTGCACTTGCATGGACCGTCATGTGGCACTCATGGGCCAGGCTCACGTGGAAGCTGGGCTAACCCTAGCGGTTCTCATGGGATCTCTTTTATTGACCTTGCCACTGGCCAGCGAGTGAGCTTTTCCCTGGTGGAAGTGCGGGCATTCAGGGAAGAGCGGCCATGACCAAGCTTCCACCGATTGACGAGGCTTGCTTTGCTCATTATCGCAAAGCTGGGCTAGCCAAGGACCCTACCGCTCCCAATTATGAAATGTCGCCTATCGTGCATGAATACATGCGCCGCTTCTCTTGCGTGCTTGCAGGAAAGTACACTACTCAAGTCCTTACTGGTGAAGACAAGAGTAACCAAAAAATAACAGACGGTCAACTAGACGCCATTTGGAACCGCATGACGCCTTTAGAGCAAATGGAAACCAACATAGCCATGGCTGTGTGCAAAGCGGAAGTTTTGTCACAGCGGTAGCACCGGAAACCTGCCGCAACACTGCCCGCCCGCCATGGAAGCCCGCTCCTGCCCACGCTGCGGCGCCCTCTGGCTAGGCGAGCAGCTGTATTGGGCCACCGGCAAGCCCGCCTCAGAGCTTGATCTAGCGGGCCTCGTCTGCAACATGGCCAACGACCCCGCCTGCATCAACCCGTGCAAGGGCCGTGAAGGTGGCGACACCTGGGCCAAGCGCATGGAGCAGATCAGCCAGCCATTTAGCGTTGATGCATAAAGGGCAATAAAAAGCCCCGGCAGTACCGGGGCAGCGTCAATCCAACTATCCGGGATTTCCAGATAGTTGCCGATCAGAGCAGATCGAGGCCAACCTTGCCGTAACCGGCCAGGCTCACCTGGAACTTGATCACCGTGCCAGCAGCCTGCTCAGGCTGGTAGCTCTCGAAGAAGCCATAGCCGTACTCCACCTGCTTCCCGTTGTTCGGGCCGATGACGGCGTACTCAACCATGAGCTTCTCGCTCACGTTGAACTCTTCACAGATCCGCATGGCACGCCACGCAGGATCAGCGAAATTCATCGCACCGGACAGGCTCCAGGTCTTGTCCCTGGCGGTAGGAATCGGGGTGTTGTAGCTGCCCGCCTCGTCGTCGTAGGTGGTGATCGACTCTTTGGTGGTGCTGTTGCTGGGCTGGATATTGGTCAGACCCAGCAGGCGGAACGGGGGGTCGGTGCCGTCGAGCAGCAGCGAGGGGGCCACCACACCAGCAGATACGGCGTTCGTGGTGATCGCCGAACCGATCAGGGCATAGGTCAGGGTGTGCGGCGAGGTGGTGGTCACAGCTGTCACCACGAACGACCCGTTGAGGGTGGTGAAGGGAGCAGGAAGATCCTTGACGACGATCCGCTTGCCCACCGCGATGCCGTGGGCATCAGCAAAGGTCAGGGTTGCGGTGGTGCTGGTGCTCACGGCATTGGTAACCGCCTTGGTACCGACACCGAATGCAAAGGCATCGCCGGTTCCAGCCGTGATCACCTTGGCGGTGGAGCTTTGCAGGGTGGTGTTGTCGATGAACTTGCCGGTGCCAAGCCCGCCGAGATTGATGCGGTTAAGGTCAACCGCCGAAGACTTGAGAGGGGTGAAGAAGAACCTAAAGCCGTAGGCCTGTTCCCATGCCTGAGTCATGATCCTGCCGGCGCTGCCGGGGCGTTACCTCGCAGGTTCCCGCCACGGCTTAAGACGCCTCAGCGGCTTAGGCGGGAAAGCTGAGGCATGGCTTCCTACCCTCGCGGCGTTTCCCACTGCCCCCATAACGCACGGCGCCCATATCAGGCTCGCGTGTGGTGGGCTGGAAGGCGGTGGAGCCTGGGCTACTTCACGTCAATTCAGGCAGCAGCGCAGGCGGTGGAGGATTGCTATCGACAGATCGAACGATGGGCAGCCATGAACCTGCCGCCGCCCATGCTGGCGCTGCAGCATCGGGAGCGATCGGCACCAACAGGGTCACCATCCGCTGCGGATCATCCGCCAGCCTGAAGGTGCGCTCCTGTCCCGCTGCGGTGTCTTCCGCCAGCAGCAGCCCCCGCCAGCCGTCCTGATGCTCCACCGGGGCGAGCAGCAGGGCATCGTCTGCCAGCAGGGCCAGCAGTGAGGGCGGTGGTGTTCCTTCCCCGGCGGTGGCCAGAGCGTCGTAGAAGGCCATAGCGAACCCTGGCACCTGGCGCTGCTCGCATAGGGCCAGCATTGCCGCACCGGCTGCAGCAGGGGGCCCCTCGGCAGCGTCTTTATCCTTGGGCGGCAGGAACCAGCAGAACTCTTCCATCGTGAACGGCTCGCGGCGCTTCTCGGTGTCCCGGTGAGCGCTGGCATACCAGGCGTGGAAGTTGGCGATCGGCCGCTCTGCCGCGTGCAGCCGTTCCCTCAGGAGGCGGGTTCCTTGGTCGAGCGCTTCCCAGATGGTGGCTTCAGGGCACCAGGCGAAGTGCTCGCTGGTGAAGGCATGGTGACGGGGCCAGAGGTCGTTGAGCTGCCAGAAGATGGCTCCCCAGTCGGTGGGAGGTTGGGCTTTCCCAGGCTGTCGGCCATCAGCTGCAGTGTGGCCGCAGGATCAGCCGGTGCCGCGCCCCCGCGTTGCTCGCGCAGCATGAAGGCATAGATGGCATTGCGGAGCCCCTCGGTCAGGTTGCGGGTGTCGTCGTCCGACCACTTGGCGCAGTCGGGATCTACCTTGCCCAGCCGGTAGACGATCGCGGCGGTGACCAGCCGAGTGACCTGGGCTTCGTTCTGAGCTGAGAGGCGGTTGTCGATTTCGCGGATCAGGCGGTGCTCACGCTGGCGGATGAAGTCTTCCTTGGGCTCCAGCACCACGGGGATCCCGATGTGGCGGGCCATCAGGCGAGAGGCCACCAACTTGGCGTCTTCCTCTGGTAGCTCGTCCATCTCTTGGATGATGCGGGCCAGCCGGTGGGTCTGCTCGTTCACCGTGCTCTGGTAGTCGATCTCGTCGAGCATC